TGTACTATGTCATTTAATGCAGCACCAGTATTCAATACTATAGTGCTACCATTGTTTGCTGTGTAATCTGTATTAGATAACAATACACCATTAAGATATACATCTACTCTGCTATCATAAGCACAACTAAATGTAGTCTGACCTGATGATGCTGTGTATTCGTATTTGTTTACACTAGCATCTATTTCTGGACTGTTACCTAAGTATGACATTTATTCTACCTCTTGTGCATCCAACATTGCTTGATAAGCGTCTTTAATTGCTTGTGTATGTACTGCATTACATATTGCTTGTACTTCAGTAGATTCACCAGTAATATCGTCAGTAGGTTGAACAACGTGTCTACTAAAAGACCTAGATAATTCTACGCCATCTTCTTTGACTACTGTTGCAGTTCTAACTTGTACTGCTTTGTACTCGCCTATGATTTCAATTTTATCTTCGATTGTTTCTTTTGTTAATGCCATTTTATTCTCCTATATTATCCGTCTAGTAAATCCATACTAGATATTATGAGTCTGTTACATAGGTTACTGAAAACCTAACTAATGTATTAGTCTGAAATGCACTTGCATATATAGTAGTAGTTCCACTTGAATGGTCAATTTGTCGTAAATAAAACCAATTAGAAGAGGTACTTACTTGACCAGTAGATGGATAATTTCCTGATGTAAAATTATCTGCTTGACCAACAACTACACCACCGCTTCTCTGAGCATAAGTATCTATAGTAGTAGATACATTAAATGGTAAACCTTTTATTAAAGCACTACCGCTGCCACCTGACCTAGAAGATATCTGTAGAGTTCCTCTAGCGTGAACAAGATTACCTATTTTAGTATATGAACCTTTAGTTTGAGTATTATAGGAAACAGTTGGAGTTGCAGTTGAACCATCTAGACTAGGTGTCCAAGTACCTTCCTCATAATCATCTAAGTAATTAGCACTACCCGTACCGCCGAGATAGACACCGCCTGATAGGTAGAGGTTTCTAAATTTATATGATGATGCACCTAAATCAACTTGATTATTTGATAATGATTGATTTCTTTTAGGTAATACTTGTCCATATAACCCAAAATATAAACCTGTTCTATCACCATCACCTTCAATTTCTAAACTACCATTATTAACACCAATACTCCCCACAGATGTGCCGTCTTTTCGTAATTCAACTAAATTACCATCAGATGTTGTTCTGTTAATTCTAAATGGTGGAACTCCGTTAGCGTGTACATCTAATTTTCTGACTGGACTACTCGTACCAATACCAACGTTACCACTAGAATCTACATTAACTAGGTCGTGGTTCTCTAACTCACCACCTGCTTCTAGGAAGTCTGTATTTGGGTTGCCATTCTTTTTACCTATGTAACTCATATTTATTCAAGTATATTTGCTTCTGCTTCCGCTTGACGTACCGCAGCAGTCTTAACGATGTCGTTATCGAACGCATACGTTACGATTGCTTCACGGGTAGCAGGTACTTGGATACCGTTGTCTAAGCAGTGCTTGACGGTAATATCTACGATTTCATCGTTAGCAATACGACAGCGTTCTGTTACTGCATTCTCAGCCCAATCTTCAGGAGAAAGTGCTGCATATTCCAGACCTTTGTATTGAGTGTCTGTTAATTCGATTGTAATTGTTGGCATAATAATTTCTCCTTAATTAACCGATTAGACGTCCAGTGAACCATCCGAGTCTTTGGTCGAGATAAAAATCTGCTCCCGAAGCGGATATGTAGTCTACTACCACTTGAGCGTAGTCGTTTGCATTTAGGTATTGTCGGTAAGTAAAACTACACGGATAATGTGAGTCATCTGCAGTACCCGAACCGCCATAGACTATTCCCCTGGAACTAACATTACTACCGTTTATATACAATGTAAGCTCACCGCTTGAACCGGTATTAAGCTTTCTTAAAAGACCCATCGCTTGAAATTCATATATACCCGCAACAGGGGCAGTAAACCTCCCATTAGAAGTGCTGTAATGGTTTCCGTTATTAAGGTCAGTATGTATAAATGTTACAGCCGTATCAATTGTGCTAATAATTCCACCACGCCAAGCCCAAAAAGCAGGTTGATAAGGCATCGTGACACGACCCGATGAGTCGATACGCATACGTTCGCCGCCGCCGCTACCGCCTTCATATGTTTCAAATATAAGGTGACCGTTGCCGCTTCCTACCTCATATGGTTTAACAACAGCAATTTTTCCTGAATTAAAAGATGTATTACCAGACTTAAAACTAACACCAGTAGTTCCAGTGCCTAGCGTCAAAGATGTTATAGGACTAGTCGTACCAATACCAACATTGCCAGTGGAGTCTATTGCTAAACTATCTGCAGGTGCTGAAGCATCTACATCTATTGCTTCTGCTGATTTACCTAAGTCTGCTAAATCTCTATTATTACTCATTAACTAATTTCCAATGTGCTAGTTATTACATCTACAGTTACATCTGATGTTACTTTGATTGTATCTGTTGCTTCTACTACAACTTTCTGGTCACCACCTACTACTACTAAAGAACCACCTACTGGAATGGGAGCAGATTTTACGATATAAGCAGTATTTAGTTTGACATCGACTGTTGCTGTGCTTGATGATGTATTAGCAATACTAAGTCCAATAACTGTAGTTTCTGTAGCTGATGGTCCAGTTAATACAGTTGCCTCTGTAGTTACTGATGTTGATTGATATGATTTAAATGCGTTTGCCATAATATTATCCTAAAGCTATTGCGAATGCTAAAGAATTACCTGCTGTTTCTTTACCATCTAGTTGTGTTTGTATATTTGAAGTAACGCCATCAACATAATTTAGTTCTGTTTCTGTTGGTGTGATTGCACCAGTTACATTTGGAAAAGTATTCTTAAGTGTAGTTTTAATACCACGGATGTGGTCGTCACCTTCGCTTACGTTATCAGTAGCAGTTGGATTAGTTGAGACTAGGTCGTCAATATATTGAAAAGTTTCTACACCCATAGTTTACTCCTAAGATGATGCAGCTGTTACAGTGACTGTTACTTGTAATGTATCTCCAGATAGTACAGAACGTGATGATGCAAAGTCAACTACACCATATAATGTACCAGTTGTGCCTGATGCTGCTGATGCCAAGAACGCACCTGCGATTGTTGCTGTGCCTGTGATTGAAAAGTCTACAGATGATGAGTTAGTCATAGAACCAGAAGATGCTGCACCTTCAGTCCAGGCTGGTCTTGAACCAGAGTAATCTGTAATCTCTGACCAAGATGAGTGTGATGCTAATGTATCACCTGCTGCTGGTATACCTGAACCTTTAAGTCCAATGTACCAAGTAGTTACCTGTGTACTAGCGTGAAAAGTAGAATCAAGAATATGATTCAAACCTTCTGTTGTAATTAAATTCTTTTTAGTTTCGGACCACTTAACATTACCACTAGAATCTAGGCAAGTCATAGTCCAGATGTTAGTAAGTTCTACACCTACATTCTCTTGTTGCTTCATTGTTGTTGCTCCTTTTGCATTAAATTTATTTATACCATTTATCATTGTTTAGTCCAAGTATTTGTATCTTCAGTTTTAGTAGTCCAATCAGTTGTATCTTCTGTTAGTTTAGTCCAACTATCTGTGTTCTCAGTTATAATAACCCAACCATCTGTATTTTCTGTTACCTCAGTCCAAGTTGTACTTGCTTCTGTTTCATCTTCCCATAACAATCTTTGTACTGCTGTAATAGAATACCTACCATCTGCTGTTACTGCGTGAGGGTAGTTAACATTATTCTTAGTGGAGGTATCTAAATCTAATGAAACGTCTTGTGGAATTATGACATTTACACTAGCTATTATACCATAATCTGAAGATAATCTTACACTAAATGGTGCAAGTTCTAAATCTTCTGAATGTGTTTCACTAAGTAATAATTGGGTAAGGTCTGCTGCAGATATAAATATAGCATTACCTGTTGAACTAATATCTAAATCTTTACTAAGAGTAATATCTCCTACTGCTTGTAAAGTATCTGTTTCTGTTATAGTGTGTGATGTATCAAAACTAGCAGACTTGGGTACAGCAACACTTACTGTTGCACTTACACCTAAACTATTTGCTAATACACCATATACTGAAGACTCTCTATCTTCTTCATTAAGTTGTGTTAGTATTGCTTGTAGTAAAGATATATTACCTACAAACTGTGCAGTGTTAGATTGTGATAATGTGTTGGTTGAGTTTAGTGTTGCAGTTACTGGATATAGTTGACTACTCCATTTGGTAACATCTGTTGTCCAAGTAGATGTAGCATCTGCCCAAGTAACATATGCCATTAAGCTACCCCAGAGTAAACTGTCCTAACCCTCATTGTTGAACCAGAGTGTCTATCTCTATCGTCTGCTTTCTGTAATTTATCTACTGCTTCTTTATATGCAGTCAACCATAACTGTATACGTTCATCATTCTTAATAAATGGTTCTGCTTCAATAAGTGCACCATATAATAAAATATCAGGTGCGTTTGCTGTTAACCAGTTAGATGTAACAGTACCTCCAGTACCATCTCCCAGAGGCGTAAATTTCTCGTAATACGCCATTTCTACTTCATAGATAGCATCAGGTATAGGTGCTAGTTGAATCTCGTCTCCAATCAAAGAATACGCCTTTGGTTTACCTGTTGTTACACTACCATATAATCTATCTAACATCTCAGGCGTAATATATTCTAGTGGAGTAATAGGGTCTGTATTAAGTTGGAAGTTACGCATTTGTAAATAACCACCAGGCAAAGCAAAGTATCTTTGACCAGCAGTAGTATTCATAGTTGCTCTATACTCCATAGGTCTAATGCGTAGCTCTCTATTTATTCTTGTTTCTGCTAACGCAATAAAGTCTGGGATACGAGCAGTTAAATCACTTCTATCTAACCAGTCAGCAATTGCAGCTTTTAACTCTGTGTAGTTACTTAATGCCATTAAACTTTTCCTTTAGTAGTTCTGAATGGTGCGTTCTCTGGATTGTTTAACCATTCACGCATTCTTTCTTGATTGTTCCATACACCATCTCTCATCATTTGTTCTACAACAATAAGAGGTATTCTTGCAACTCTATGTTTAAAAGTAGAATCACCTTTATAAGTATCGTGACGTGTAGCAAACTTTAGCTTTTCATTTCCGTCAACAATCTGTTTTAATTCTGTGTCGTTTTGACTAGAAACATTAATAATGCTTCCATCTTGTTCTTGTATTAATTCGTTTTTAATAGCCATAATAAGAAACCACCCCAGTTGCCCAGGGTGGTAAGGTTAGGATTAACCAGTTGTGTATCTGATTTTTCCGTTAGCAGCTTCATTGTTACACTGAAGACCATACTCAACGATAAGCATTTTCTTATCTGAGTCGCCATCTTTAGCAATATCAACTGTTTGGAAATCACGTAGATACTGTACAGACCACATATCAGGTTGTAGAACATATACGATATCTGGGTCACAGAATCTATCTAAAACCATATTGAATGTACCAAAGTCAGTTACATAAACGTCAACTGAATTGTATGCAGTCATATTGTCGTCAGCCATTGTACGAACAGCATCAGCACGACCAGCTAGACCAGACATTACTTTCTTGTTAACAGAACCCATTAACATAGTAGTAGGTTCACCACCTTGTGCCCAGCACTTTTCTGCAATATCAACGATATCATCGTCAACAACAGCAGCATTTGCTGTAGATGTACCTGCAGCAACTATGTTAGTAGTGATAAAGTTAGCAGCACCACGAGTCTCACGAGCTACAGTAGCTGTAGCACCACCAGAACCATTAACAGAACCTGCAACTGCAGCGTTATCTGCTAGAAGCATTTTCTCCATATCACGCTTAAGTTCTTTAGAAGCTTTAGCTAATTGGTATGCTAGTTCGTTTGACTTACCAGCGTTGTTAGTCTTTTGTTGAGTACCAGTTACTTCAACTACTTTCTTAGAAATCTGTGTGTAGTTTCCAAGACGTGTAGTAGCAGTAGTAGCTGCAGTACCAACTGCTGCACCTTCAGCGTGGTAGTTAGTGGCATCAGCTGCTACTAAAGCATCTGTCTGCCATTCAAAGTATGTATTCGCTACAGAACCCTTTCCAGCAATAGTGGACATAAAGGGGGTGTCTGTTGGCGAAATGTCATAGATGACATCAGCTAGTTCTTCACGAACCGCCTGAGCATCATATCTATTAAAGTTAGTAGGCATTTCTATTTACTCCTTAATCATATCATAAAATACAGAAGCTGCATCACGCACGTGACCAGACTTCCTTAACTGAGTACGCTTCTTTTTCATTGCCTCGTTTGCATCATCTGATTTAGATTTACCTCTACCAGACTTTTGAACTTTAGGAACTTTCTTTACTGCTTTCTTTTTAGGTGCTACCTTACTTGTTAACTTATCAAACTCCATAGCTTTCTTTAATATAAGAACACTACGATGGTCTGCAAGTTGGTCTACTTCTTCTGGTGCATAACCTGAATCAATAGCAAACTTTCTGATGTCATCTTTAACAGTAGAGTTTTTATCAGCCCACTCTGGTAATTGTTCAATCAGTTTACTATACTGGTCTTGAACAAAGTCAGCTCTAGCTCTCATTGCCTGTTCTTGCTGTTGTTGTTGAATAAGAGTCTGTTGTTGCCTAGAGTTATCCATCTTGGCTCTAACATCATTATATTCATCCTTCTTCAGCATATATTGATATGGGTCATCTTCTTTCAATGTGTTCCAATCAATACTTTCGTATTCCTTAAGTTTTGCCTGTTGGTCTTGTTCCAACATTTGTAAAGCGTTAGCGTACATTTGTCTCTCTTGTTCTAGTCTGATGCGTTCCTCATTGATTGCCTCAGTTTGTTTACGTTGTTCAGCTAGTTCTTGAGATTTACGAGTATAGTCAGATTGTCTTTGATAGCCTGCTTTAAGTTCGTCAATGTCTACTTCAAACTCTTCACCATTAACTTTTACTTTATAAGTTTCTGGTTCGACTTCTTCTTCGACCTCTTCTTCAACTTCTTCATCAGTCTCTTCAGTTTCCTCTACTTCTTCAGTGGCTTCTTCCTCAACGGAGTCCTCTTCAGTTTCGACTTCATCTTCCTGTATCTCCTCAACTACTTCCTCGTCAACAGTAGCTTCGGTTTCCTCGTCAGCGGGTTGCTCTTCTGAGTTCCACATATTAAGGATATTATTGGCTGCTTCTTGAGCAGACCCTGGTTGTGCCTTTTCAAAGGCTTGTGTAACTTGTTGGTTATTCTCTACAGAATCCATAGTTATGTTCTCCCTGTTTTAAATTTTAATTGTTATAGAACTCTTGCCCCTTCGCAGCAAGTTTTCCTGTTTCTAGAATAGACCTTATATGTTGGTCAATTAAATCTAAAGACTTAATCGTAATATAAATTCTATCTCTTTCTACTTCTTCACTAATCTTAGTGTTAAGTAATAATTCTATTAAATGTTCTTTTGTAACGTCAAAAGCTTCTTTATATAAAGGATGCTTAACAAGTTCTTCGGCTTGATTGCCTCTCCTTACTTCCTCCTCCTTAGTCATACTTCTCCTTAATTAGGTCCTATTGCTACAGGTCTTTCCTGTTCCCTCTCTAGTATTAATTCTTGTTGTTTAAGTGCAAGGTCAGCTTTCTTAATCTCTAACTCTTGTGCTTTAATCTGCATCTCTACTTCAGCTTCAGCAGCCTTCAGTTCTAACTCTTGCTGTTGTAGTTGTGCATC